CTATGTAGAGATAGGTGGAGTATAAATAGAAAAATACAGGATATCGTTGAAGAGTTTGTTAAAATTACTTCATGGAGAGCAAGAGTTGTAGAAAGATTTTTATGTAAGAGAATCCAAGAAAATAAAATAGGACGATTACCTGTTAATGACTATCCCATTTTTGAATATTTATAGTACTATATTATATAATGCATAAGGTAAAAATGTTTGGATTAAATTATTATTGTACGTTACCGTCTTGTTTTGATGAGTATTTAGGATTTGCAGCGGTTATTCTCGGTTTAGTTGGGTTTGTTGTACAGCTAGGAAGGACTGCTAAAACTTTAAATGTTAGTTCTTGGTCTATATATGCTTTGATATTAGTCTGTATTAGCGAAGGATTATTTTGCGTTCAAGGCATTCTAAAAAAAAGCTATACTATAGCAATTACAAGACTTTGTACATTTATTGGGGCTTGTTTATATATTTATTTATGGGTTGACGCAGAGAGCAAACATAAGAAAACAAATTAAAAATACTTGATTATTATAGTTATGGAAAATAATCAAGTACACGATTTATTAGATGCATTAGAAAATGACTCAAATTCATCTATAATTAATCTTACTACAAGAAAAATACAAGAACATAAAAATACTATATTACAACAAATACAATTGCCTAGAGATAAACTTAAAATCTATAATAAAAAACTTAAAAATTATAGATATTGTTCTGATCTTAAAGACATTCAATATGGATTTTATATTCGTTGGATTCCTCTTAAAGATATGAATAATCTAAATCTTACCAATGGTGCTTTAATTTGTGATGTTAAATTAATAAACGAACAATTACATGTTTTGTGTAAAAATAGACATAGAATGATGCAAATTAAATTTGATGAAGCTCTTATATTTCAAAAAATTTCAGATCAAGAAAGGGTAATTTTGAGTATTCTAGATTATTTAGATAATTAAAGACATTTAAGTTGACTAGTTAACTTATCTATTTTATCTACTCTATCTGGCCCTACAAATCCAACAGTACATGTTCCGTCTGCAACTTCTGTTCGTCCTGCATCAAATACCCGACCATTTGAAATTTTTTTCCTAGTTGCAATTTCAAGAATAGTATTTAGTGTTTTCTCATTTTCAACTTTAAGTGCTATAATGGTCTCGCCATCTTTTTGCCATTTACAAAGTTTACCATTTTCAATAGCAGCTATTGTAGCATCTACAACTGCGTGCCCTACTTGTGCTGCAATTTTACCTTTGCTCATCTTAAGATCATTACGTACGATTAATACTAATTTATAACTCATTTTTTATTTATTAAAATATAATAATTAAAAAATCAATTTATTTTTTTGAGTCTTTGCCTTTAATAGAAATTTTTGCCTTTTTTTTGATAACTTTTGGTTTAACAATAATTTTTGCCTTTTTTCTAATCCGTTTACCCAATTTAGCAGCTAATTTTGCTCTTTGTATATAAGCTGTCAATGATGTAATATTTAATTTGGTAATATTTTCATACGCTTCATTCATTGTGCTAATATTAAGTCTCATTGATTCATCTCGTGTTAAAATTCCATATATTGGAGATGTGTTACTTTTTGCTGCGGCAAAACTTCCAGCAAATATAATATAACATCCGTCTGTATTATCTGAAGGGGTAATAAATGAAATAAACTTTGAATTTGTAGTAGGTATTTTTGTACGACATAAAATAATTAAGGGTATTTGATATTTCTGTGATAAAACAAAGAAATCCATGACAGTGAGATAGTAATTAGTAGTGGTAATAATGTCTTCTATAGGCGTTCCGTTTTTCAATGAATCAGCTTGATCACGTTTACCTTGTGCTCGCATAATATCAAGAATATAGGTATTTCCAGAATTTAATAACTCTCCGTATATTTCAACAAGATCTGAAACAAGAGTATTTAGTGTTATATTAAGATCTATTTTATTATTATTTATAATTTCTTTAATTAATTCCCACGAACAATTTATACTTGATCGAAACTCTCTTATCTGATAATTATTAAACCCATTATCTCTCCAATTACCTATCGAAAGCTTCTTTAAACTTGGCTCCAAAATAACACAAGGGTTTACTGTATCTGTTTTCATTAGTATATCAATTCCAAATTGATTATCGTACGGAACAGTTTTATTTGGCTCTGTATTATCCCAAGTATTAGTATTTTTAATATAAATATTTTCCTTTACAGGAATCATGTCTTCAAAATAATCTCCGTATAAAATATCTTCTAATAATATTATTTCATTATCTTTTAGATTATATGATACAGATTGAAATGATAAAAATGTTTGAGGTTTAAAAATAAAGGTTCTTATTCTGTCAAATTTAATTAATTCAGCGGCAATTCTTACAAAATACTCGACGCGATTATTTCCACCGCTAATTAAATTAGTATTGGGAAGCAAAAGTTTACAAACACCATTATCATCCTCTGAAAACGTACAAAATTTACTTTCTTTACATTTACCTTACGATAATTTAATACATTGTTCTAAATTTCCAATTTTATCAATAGTAGAAACATCGTAATCTATAAAGTCTATATATGGTGTCATGAGATCTTTAATGCGTTCACTAATAACAGTTACTTTATCAAGATACAATGTTGTATAAGACATGATTGAATCATATAACTGTGTTTTGATTGTTTTATTCTCATAGTATGAAAATATTATCCGCAGCAGATTACGAAACACATTATAAAAATAACTTTCCAATCTTATTTGTTTAACTTTCAACATTCTTTCATTATCAACTGTTTGATCAGTTAAGATTGTTTTATCGATATCAAGATAATTGACGCGCTGTGCTGATTGATAATTTTTTGAGTCTAAAACAGGTAAACCATCAGCTTCTTCGCCATCAACAGGAGTCTGATAGGGTTCCGGTATGATAGGTATAAACTGATTTGTTTCAATAATAATTCCTACTATAACTGCATTATTTACTACCTTATATTTGGGAAGTGAAATGATTTTACGCTTACTTGCCGTACTCAAATACTTTAATTTTTCAACTGTATCTGAATAGTTTTGCCACATATCCGATCTTCCGATAAAAATATATGGTAATTCTGAATTTAATGATGATGGTAGACAAGATATATATATAAAATCAGAAACATCATCTGTTTTTGTTGCTATAATACCTATAACCTTGGAATTAAAATTTAATACCTGTTTTGCAGGCTTATAAACAATATTAGATTTATTTAATAAATCAATTAATTCAGCAGAAGATATATTTATTCGAAACCCTCGATCCTCATTATATGTAATTGGTAGACTGGGCAATGGCTTACATTTTTCACTTAAACTATTCCATATCACATGACGTAATATAGGTTCTAATTCAGGCATTGTTTTTCCAATATCAGGCAAATAGAATAGTTTTCTTACATCATATACGGCCTTTTTTACTCGAGTATATCTATATATTGGTTCATAAAATTCATTTCTAGAATACAATATCAATATTTTTCTATTTACATCATATGATTTAGAATATTGATTGGTCGGACAAATAAGTTCAATTCTAGATGTAATATCATCATCGGGGCTGTTTAAAATTACTAGATTAATACCTTGTTCGAAAAGAAAACCGGGAGTACATATAATATCCCATAAATATTCATAATTGATTGTAACATCTTTACTCTGCATGAATCCTTTAAAATTGGTAAAAGCATTGACCACTTGTATAAAATAATTTTTAAAATCCTGGGGATTCATGCTTTTTTGGAGAGATTTATATAAGTCACTATTTGAATAAGGAGCAATGTCGATTTCATCATTCGATCCAAATACATTTACAAGATTACCGTTTTGAATGGTCAAAAATTTATCAAATGTAACCTTCTCTAGGATAATATTTTTAATTTGGACAATTGTCATTAGTGGATTCTTTGTTAATCCAGACGTCGGTTTTTTTGATAGATCTTTATATGTTACCATATCTCCATACATATCAGCTATACACGCTAAGAATGACTGATTTGGACTTTTCTGAACGCCTTTATGTAATAGACACGGTTGATTCATTTTCAGCCTGGTTTCGGAAGCGCTTTGTTGACATATTTTTTTACAATTATATCCCATAAATTTTTGAACAGATATTGGCAAATATCCAAGTTGACCCATTCTCAATGGCCATGCTTCAAGCAATGGCGCTTCATCAAATTTAACTTTTGTCTTTTTTGTTACCATACTGATAGAAGGTCCTGGATCTAATTCTTTTGCTTCAGATTGATTGCATTGACCATATATTTTTTTGCGCGAAGGTGCTGGTTTTTCTCTAATTGTTTTTTTACCTTTTATTGAACTCATGATAATTGATCCATTTTCATCTGTGTCGTAAGTAGGTCCTTTGCCCCCTGTACCATTCCCAACAGGCTGATACATTGTATCTATCTCTATTGTTGGTGCTTTTTTACTTTTTTCTTTTGTTTTGATATTTTCATAAGTAATTTTTCCTTTTTTGTCAAGTTTTTCAACCCATTCGCCTTGACCCAATGTGGTTGGTTTTCCATAACAACATGGAATACATAGTCCCTCAGGATGTTTATCTGTTCCCATAAAACTAGGAAACATCGGTTTATACACTAGTGGATTTTCTGTTTCGACACCATTCTTATGAAATCTATCATCTGTAAATTCAACAATTCGTTTTCCGGCAGGTACTTTGTCAGCCCCTTGGGGTATTAGAGCATCCCATCCTCCACATTTACCAGTATTAATTTCATCTAAAGATATTGATCTGGATTTACCATTATCATCATATAAACACCAAAATCTAGGACAAATGTAATGATATTTTTTATCTCCTGATCCGTATGTAATATGCTCGTCATATGATTTTGTTCCAAATTTAGTATCTTGTTCATCAATATATTTTTTTTCCTTTCCAGTTAACATGACTGGTTGTTTACTATATTCAGACGGACAGGATTTTGAATAAGCTTTATACCTCCCGGTCTTCTTTTTTAAAAATAATTTAGGTTCTAATTCCTCTTTTTTTGAAATAAATATATTATAATTACCCTTGATACGTGTTCCTTCTAAATTAACTTCAGCTTCGCTAGTTAGATCACTCTTAGGAGATATATCGCTAATATCGCTTTCTACAGGAGAAGGTGTATTGATATTTTTTTTATCGTTGGATGTGATAGGTGAAGGTGTTTTATCATCGATAGGTGAGTCCGAAAAAACAAAATTTCCAAAATCGACACTATCCTTTTCTTTATCGGGAGAAGGTGTTTTATCGTCAATATCACCAAATTGTAAATCTGAAATATCAAAAAAATCATCATCATTACCATCTTCATTACCATCTTCATTATCGTCGTCTTGTTCTTCACCAAAAATATTTAGAAAATCATCTTGTCTTTCAGTATCGACAAATTTAATTTCTTTTGCTTTAATATCTTCTTCAGCAACAATATCTTTTATTTCTTTCCCTTTACAAACTTTTGAAATTAATGTTGTTTTAACGTCAGTGCTTTTTTTATCAATAACCATTCTTAACATAGTATCAATATAAATGTATATAAATCGTAGATATCCAATATCATTAATTGAGGTTACAGAGACTTTGGTCATGAAATTAGCTTTGTTTCGCGTTATAGAAACCGGAAATCCAGTATTTGTTCTAATTGTAATTCTACGATTTTCAAATAGATCAGTTTCAGTTGCAACCTGAGAGGCCCATTCTGCAAATTTTTGTTTAGCTACTTCTTCTGTTAAATTAAAATTACCAATAACTTGTCTTATAATAGTATCCTCTTCTTCACCATTCTTTCTCATTTCATTAATAAAAGAATCTATACTATCCATTTTATTGTAGTTCGATACTCTTTTATATTTTAACTTAATTTCATCCGATTTACCAGATAAATCTCCCTCAATAACAGTAAACACACCTGATAAACAAGCTAAATAATTTTTAAGATGAATATTCTTTTTAATTTCAATCAATGAAATAAATGTAATTTCTTTAAATTCTATATTATCGTCAGCAAACGAGTCAAAAAGCATGTAAGTATATCCACTTTGTTCTAAGAAATTCTTTATTTTTTCAAGAATTGGTTGATTAATAGCCAATTTAATAACTTCTTGTATTTTTTCAGGATTCAAAGCAGCGTCGTGATTAATAGATACATTAATATTCCCATTTGATTCAAATTCACACGTAATAATATACAAATTCGTTTCATAACTATATTCTATATAAAATCCAACGCGCTTTCTTTTGGCCAATATTCTGCTAATTTTGATGATTTTCCCCTTTTTATTATCATTTTGAGTATAAAGATAAGGTATGTTTTTACCATTGGTTGCAATAGCATTATTAGTAAACAATCGATAAATATTTTCACGCTCTCTACCCGGATTATATTTTATTAATGGCATGTTTTCATCGCTATGAATTAATTTAAATAAAATTTCTAATGGCAATTTTACTGAATATTTGGGATGCATTGTAAATTCCATTTTTAAAACTCCAGGCGTATTATCACTATAATTTAACTCATTCTTTCGTTCATAAAAAATATTATAAAGTAGATCTATTTTTTCATTATATTTTATAAATGGTTTATCAAGTTGAGATTTTGTTTCGTCATATAATCTTATCTTTTCATCATTTAATTTGTCCAATGTATCTATCTTTTCTTTAATTACTAGATTTGGAAAATAGACATTTAAAAAGTTTTTTTGCGTTAACCCAGAAACGCTGTTAGAATATTCTAACACTTCTTTTGCCAAACAAATAAATATGTTATTTCCGCATAATTTTCCGTATTCAAAAAGCAAATTAGAATTTTGTGTAGTAATTTTTCCATCAATATCATTTTTTAAAATAGAATCCATTATTATACAGTTGTAAGGGTTAACAGTATATGGAAAGCGCTTTCTTAATGCTATTTTTTGCCCTATAGGAATAGTAATATTTTGCATATTATCCCATTCGATATTTTTAAGTGCTATAAATTCTTCAAAATCGTATACATCTTTATCTTCCTCAATAAATGCACTACACGTACTCGATTCTTCAATATCATCACAACCAGAAGGTAATAAATTTAATAAATATTGACATAATCGTTCTTGCGTTAGTTCTAATGTTTCTACTTGTGTTAACTGATTATATAACACGGAAGGGTTTATCTTTTTGGTATGCACACCAAACATATATAATTCTTTTAATGATATTCTTAAATTTGAATGTTGAATAATTTTCTTCTTTATAGTAGATACGGTATCATCTTCATGTAGATAGGCATCAATTAATTCCACAGGTATTGCATTTGTAGTGATTTTTTCTCGTTCTTTTTCTGAAAAAATAGGAACATTGTTCTCATCTTTCCAGCCATCATCTACGGTATGGTTTCCTTTAAACACGTATATCCTTTTTATTTCAACCCCTTCTAAATGGTTAACTTTGATTATCGACATCTATATAAATATAATCTATAATATTTATTATAAATTATGTTAAAATTAATAGTAGCACATTGTAAAAATAAAGGAAT